TCAGCAAGCTCCGTACCAGCCTGTTTCGGAAAAAGAATATAATGAATCACTCGCACAATTTCCATCGTCAATCAACTGGAATGAACTCTCGGTTTATGAGCAGGAAGACAATACTGAAGGGGCGCAAACACTTGCATGTACTGCAGGGGGTTGTGAAATCTAATGGAAAGTTACTCGCTGATGGCAGTAATGACTCTATTAAACCTCGCCCTTGGAAAAGAAAGAGAAGAGTAAATGCTAGACTACGAGCCTTCAGATTACGTTGTGCTCGTAGAAAATTCAAACAGATAGGAATCAATATAGAGGAATAATAAATGCCAACAATACCATTACAAAATTTAGGTATCAAAGGCTTGAATACGGATACGCCACCACAGGCATTATCTCCTGAAAACTTTTCAGAAGGTCTCAATATGAGATCTTTTGATGGTTCTCTTCAAGGTGTTCCAGCTTTTCCTACAGCGTTTGATACTAACACTACAGGCAGTACAGCTCGTGATGTGTTAGCAGTTACTCAATGGACCCCTGTGGGATCTAATCAATTCAACTTAGCTTATTTATATGATGATTCAGGTACAGTTAAATTTCAAGTAGCACAAGATGTTACTACTTCATTAGGTAGCATATCAGGTGTTACTGCTACTACTAACTTAGATGAAAATGCTAGATTTGGAATAGATTTGTTTGCTTTTAATGGATTACTTATTACTAATGATGGTATAAATCAACCTATACTTGTAAGAAACACAGGTACAGAAGCATCACCTAATTACGTAGCTCAATTTCTAGTTAATTGGTTTTCAGGAACTAGTTCTACTTCTCAAGCGGTAGTGGCAGACAGAGTTACTGCTCAAAGTATGGCTCAATATAATAATAGATTAATAGCATTAAATTTAAGTGGTCAATATTTAAATAATGAAAACTTAGGTAATGCATCTTTAGCTTGGTCTACACCTATTACAGACATTAACACTCTTGACGGAGTTACTTGGAAGTATGCTTCTACTAATACTGCTGGTGACGATATACTTACTGAAACAGTAGGTGAACTATTAGATGCAGCTCAACTAGGCCCTTATCTTATTGTTTATAAAGACGATTCTGTATACAGGTATCAAGATACTGGTTCACCTTTATACTTGTCAAGTGAGCTTTTATTTGATGATGATGGATTATATAGCCCTGGTTGTTTTGAAGATATAGGTGGAGGTAGACATTTTGTGCTAGGTAACTACGGTATATACATACATGATGGTGGACCTAATAAACAAGATATATCTCAAGGTAGAATACAAAAAGACATTTATAATACAGTAAATCCTGCACACAGAGATAGGACTTTTACTTTCAGAAATACTAGAGACAAAGAAGTATGGGTGTGTTATAGCGCTTTAAAAGAACATAATGGAACAAATCGTAGTGGTACAGGTTGTAATTTTGCTTATGTATATAATTACTCTAGTGATACTTGGTATAAAAGGACTATTAATAATCTTAAAGGTATAACTGAAGGAGAGATTAATGGTGAGCTTTATATTTACGGTTTTGGTACTGGAGGTATATTTTTATTAAGTAGTACTTTAGTTGCAGATGGATATGCTAGATTTTTAAAACAAGATCTAGGTAATCCTAATGTAACTAAAAGAATAACTGCAGTATATCCTATGAGTACGAATACATTTAATACTACTGCTATTACCGCTAGTAGTTTAAATGACACTAATACTGTTGATGCTCAGTTTAATTTAGCATTTGCAAACAGAGATAATATTTATAAAAGAACATTTGATCCTTCAGTGGGATCAGGATATAAAAGGGATTACAGATTAACTGGGAGGTACTTTAATTTAGAAGTAGCTATGTCTGGTGTTAATAATCCTGAATTAACAGGAATGGATCTAGAGGTCACACCTTCAGGTGCAAGATGATACTGCGGCTCGCAGGAAAGGAGTGAACAATGGCTAATGTGTTTATCCCAGCAGGGATTAGAGACAAGGCAATTAGAGATACTTTAATTGCTATTGTTAGGCAATTAGGAAATCCAACTAATGCTAATGTGCAAATATCAGCAGGACCACCAAATACTTATGATGCAGGTACAGTAGGAGATATTATATATGCTTCTTCTGATTCTTCTATATGGATCTTTGATGGAACTGTGTGGGCACAAGGACCTAGTGGACCTTCAGGAGATGATGGATTAACTACATTAATTGAAGTTTCTAACGGAAATGTTTTTAAAAATAATGCAGGTAATGTTAAAACAATTAAAGCCACCCTTTTTATAGGTGGTAATGAATCTACTAATACTGCTCATGCTGGTTATAATTATAAATGGACTACTGGTGGTAATACTGTATGTATAGCATCAGACAGATCTGTTGTAGATTTAAACGGAGCACCCCTTACTTCATCAAACGGAACTACTTGCACTACAGGTGTAGTTGCAGACTCTTCAGTTACAACTTCTCTTGGTTCTTCTTTAAGAGAAATAAAAGTTGGCGCAGAAGATATATTAACATCAACAGAATTTACTTGCGAAATAAGCAATATCCCATAGGAATAGGAGCACAATATGCCTAGAGTATCACGAGGTCAAGAAACCTTAATCGACATTAATGATGGTATTAACCCGATAACCGTATTTATGTCTAATCAAAATCACACTTTTTCAGCTAGCACAACGGGTACTGTTTTAAACAGAACTGGTTTTGAGTCTACAGTTAATGCCTTTGTAGGACAAACACAAGCTACACAAGTTTCTAGTTTATCAGCTAATAATAAGTACACAGTAAGTGCTGCATATTATGGCACAGCTAGTGGGTGGGGTACACCTACTATAACTACAGTAAACAACCAAGCAAAATTAACTATACCGAGTATTACTGACACCGCTACAAAAGATGTTATAGTAAGATTAACTATTACAGTACGTAATGAATTAGGTAATGATACTACAATTACTACTGATGTTACTCTTAACATAGTACAAAGTGGAGCGGGTGGTGTTATTGTTGAAATGACAACTACTGGTCAAGCATTTAGAGCTAATGAATCAGGAACAGTAACTAATGACGGTACAATAAACCCTGACGTAGTTATGACAATTAGTACACAAGGTACTACCGGTGCAATATCTTTTGCTACATCAATAAATGGTGCTGCTTTTGTAGGACAATCTGCTACAGGTACAGGATTAGGAAGTATTGCAGCATATGATAACGATAGTTCTGGAACAATTTCTTCAACAGGAACCCTTCCTACTACTCAGAATGACGTAGAAAGATTACTTATTACAAGAGCTAACTTTGGTAACTCAAGAACTATGGCTATACGTGTAAGCGGAGCTAATGGTGGACTAGATACTATTACTTTATTTAGAGTAGATCAAGGAAACACAGGTGAAGATGCTATATTAGTAGATATTACTTCTAATAACGGAAACATATTTGTTAACTCAGCAGGTACTGCAAAAACATTAACAGCTAATGTTATAGATTCTGGTACAGGGGTTGCACCTTCAACTGCAATAACTTTTACTTGGACTAGATCAGGTTCAGGTTCAGTTAGCGCAGGTAACGTAAGGACTACTTCTAGTACAGATAGAACTGTAATAGCTAGTGGTGGTGTTCAAGCTACAGGTACTGCTTTTTCAAATATAATTATTGGTGCAGAGGACGTAGACAGTAGCGAAGTATTTACTTGTACTGTTTCAGTAGCTGACAGTTAAAGGAGTTAGATATGGCTAGAATAGCAAGAGATCAAATTACAATAATAGAGCTTGCAGATGGTGTTGATGGCACTGATGGTACTAATGGAACAAATGGTACTAACGGAACAAATGGTACTAACGGAACAGACGGTACTGATGGTACTAATGGAACAAATGGTACTAACGGAACAAACGGAACAAACGGCACTGATGGTACTAATGGAACGGATGCAGTTAGATATGCAGAAGTAACTTTATACACAGACCCTACAGTTGCTAATGCTCCGTCTGCTCCTTCTGCAACTATTACTTGGTCAACTGGAGCTATAAGTTCTATAACTTCAGGTTGGTCACAAACACCTCCTACTATTTCAGCCACTTCCTCTAACTCAGTATATTCTTCTCAGTTAATTTTTATAGATTTAACAGCACCTTTTACAACTACTACAGTTACTGGTACATCTCCTATAGAAAGTATTAATTTTACAGGAGCAGTTACATTTAGTAATGGTGACTTTATTATAGGTGGTTCTACTATTACTACTATAGATGGTAGTAACTTAACTACAGGTACTGTAAATGCAGAAAAAATAGATGTAGACTCTGCTATTACTTTAACAGGAGCAACATCTTCTTTTGTTGCAGGGCGTACAAGTGCTTCCGATTTTGGTACTGATGGATTTTTTATAGGACGTACAAGTACTAGTGGTAATACTGCAGATGGTTTTCAATTATCTCATACAAGTGTTACAGATGCTAATCATCTACAATTAAATAGTGGTACAATTCAAGGTGTTATCCATGATGATACTCAAGGACTACGTATTTACGAACCTGTGTTCTACTCACGTGGAACTGTTACAGGTGCTGACTCTCTATTAGATGCAGTAGCCGAAACAGCTACATTAGCAGCCGGTGAAATCCACTCAGTTACTATCTGGGGTGGAGGTGGAGGTGGTGGAGCTGGTTCAGACTCTTCAGGAACAGCAGGTAACGCTGGTGGTACTGGTGGAACATCTACTGTGGCACTCACAGGTGCAACTGGTTTCAACGGAACAAGAACATTCAATGCTACTGGTGGTATTGGTGGTGCCGGAGGTTCTGGTATTAGTTCTGGTGCTTCAGGTGGAGCTGGTGGAGGTTCTGCATTTGGTTCAGGTGGTCTTGGTGGGGTATTTAGACTAGCAAACGACAGCGGTAATCAAGATACTAACTACACAGGACTTCCAGGGTCTGCTCCAGCTACTAGCATATTTGCTGCCGGTGGTGGTGGTGGAGCTCCTGGTTCACATAACCGTAATAGTGGTTCTCCTGGTCTTGGTGGATCATCTGCGACACCTGTCACAGTTACCTACGATTTAACAAATGCTAACACTGCAGGTATTTTAACACTTAATGCGTTAGGAGCTGCAGGTGCTTCAGGTAATAACAACAATAATTTAAGTGGTGATAATAACCCTGGTGGCATTGGTGGCACTGGTAGAGCAGGTGTTGCTTCCGTATCAGGTGTTCTAGATGGATACACTGCATCTACATTGTCAGATTTATCTCCCCCAAAAACTCCATACTTTACAGATGGCAATCTTACTGCTTGGTCTACTAACAACTCTGGTAATATATCAGGTGGAACTAATGGAGTGTGGGCAATGTGTACAGCTACAGGTAATGGTTATAACAACAATGTTGCTCAGTTAAATGGTGTTGCTTTTACACCAAATGGAGCTGGATCTTGGATACAAGGTGTAACAACTTTATCTAATAGTAGTTCAAACTTTGGCTTTGGAGCTACAGGTGAGACGTTTTCTATTGGTGGTGGCAGTAACGCTCGAGCAGGTAGCGGTGTAGTTTATGCTTGGATTGCTCCTAATGGAACATTAACACGAGCTGCCCTTGCAAATGGAATGGGTGTAATTACTAAGACGAGGTATAGAGCAGTATGACATCACAAATTACAAGTGTTCAAAGTGCAAGATATGATGAGCACAATAGAATAGTGTTTACAGTTACTTCTGGAGATGTTACTGGTGTTGAAACATACATCTTTAATCGCCCTCAGGATTCAATAAATGATAATATGTTGAAACATTGGTTAGCAGATAATAATGATTCAGTAGCAACTTATGTTGCTGATCCTGATCCTATACCAACTCCTACAGATCAACTCCGGCGTCAAGATAGATCAGAAGAATTTGCTGAAACATTAGATCGACTTAATCCTGCTTGGTTTAGCACTCTAACTACCCTACAACAAACATCTATTAATACTTGGAGACAATCTTGGTTAGATTATCCTAATGATGTAACTTTAACTAGACCGGTAAGACCGGAAGGAATATTCTAATATGTTTTGGAAAAAGGACAAGCCATACATTAAATTTCACACAGATAAAACTTTACTTGAACTTATTCCACATCCGGTTCCTTCTAATAAAGCAATGCCGGATTGGTTTAAGAAATTAAAACCTTCAGTAAAAGGTCAAGATAAAACAGATGTTGGTACAGTAAAAAGGTGTATGCCAGTATTAGATGCTGTCTCACAAGGATTTATAATACCTTTGTGGGCAGATCTGAAAGTTAAAGTAGAAGAAGATGAAGAAAATCCTGGAGACTTAAAAGTCTGGGTTAATTTTCCTGAGATTAATCTATTTGGAGACGAACAGCCTTTACTCGGAAGTCACACATGGACTCAAGTAAGTAATTCATGCGATTTAAAAAAATTTAAATTAGGCAAAGTGCTCATGAAGTTTTCTAATCCTTGGACTATAAAAACTCCGAAAGGATACTCTGTACAATTTAAAAATCCCTCTAGTAATTGGTCTAATGATATTCAATTATTAGAAGGTGTAGTAGATACGGACGAGTATTATGCTCCTGTTAATTTTCCATTTGTATGGACTGGCAGTGAAGTAGGTGAGTTTATAATACCTAAAGGAACTCCAATAGCACAAGTTATACCTTTTAAAAGAAATAATTATGTATTAAAAGTAGAAGAACTTAACTATAAAAAACATCTACTAGTTAACAATAGATTAAAAACTAAATTCTATGACAGATACAAATCTATGTTTTGGCATAAAAGAAAGGACAGATAAATATGAAAGTAATTCATTTAGACCCAAGCAGTATTATTGCTCATTGGAGAGTAATAGAACCTGCTATACAGTCTGCGCTAGAACATAGTGCTAATG